ATAAACTCTCCTTGGGAGCATGTTATGCCTTAAACACAAAATTCCTGACAGGCCCCAATCCAGACGTCAAAACCGTTGGACGCTTGTCCAGCAAGGCTCCTCCGTTCCATTTTGGAACGAAGCGGCAGTCTTCAACCGCTGTTTTATAGGGCGTTCCTGACTTCCGTTCGGAAGTCGTTACGGAATTTTTCCCGGTTTGAAGCGACGTTGAGACGGCAACCACGCCCTCCCGTCCTCTCAACTGCCAGCCCCCTTCCTAGTGCAGAACCGCGCCCCCGGCGCTTGCTCCTAACGGGGCAGACCGAAACTTCATTTTCCTTCGACGCGTGACTGGCATACCAAGATAAGGCAGGCGGACGCTGCTTTTCAAAAACGAGGTCTGTCAGAGGCTTATACTCTTCCCGCTAAAGTTTCGTTCGCGACAGCCAAATACAGAGACTTCGCTTTTCCTCGGAAATGCCCATGCCAAACGGATTCATTTACGTCTTACAGAATCGATCTTACGGACCATACGTAGTCAAGATCGGAAAGACCGCTCGAGCGCCTGACGTAAGGGCAAAGGAAGTCTATAACAATTCGACCGGTGTGCCACAACCGTTCGACGTGGCATATTCCTGCCCCGTCAGCGATTGTCAGGCGGCGGAAGCCAAGGTGCATGAACGCTTGGCGGCATATCGAATCAACAAACGTCGGGAATTCTTTGAGGTGCCTCCCAAAGTGGCCCGGGCGGTTACGTTAGAGTGCTGCACCGAGGTCAACCTTGCACTGGGACACGCAGTGCCTGAGCCTATGATGCTGAACCGGGGAAATGACGCCCGAAGATACGATGACGTCCTGCGGGCGCCTGGACGACTATACGAAAATGGCAAAGTGTATGACGTGGACCCGCGGGACATTATTCCCTCCCCGATGGGCACGAGCGTACTGACGCCCTCTCAGATAAACCGCGTCAAAGTTCTGAGCATGATCTTTGCTGACGTTTTCCCAGACGATGGTGAATCATGGCCAGACAGTTTCTCCAGAGACAAGAATCCCGAAACAGAAATACAAATCTGGGAACACAT